GGTGACATAGGGACAATGCCTACAGGGTATTCTGTTGGTGACTTCGCTCCTAACTGCGCTTTAGCGGCTTATGGACGTATCTGGGTAGCAGATATAGCAGGCGATCCACAGACCATCTACTTTAGTCGCTTACTGGATGGGTCAGACTTCCAAGGTGGAGACTCTGGCTCTCTGTCCTTGAATGCTGTCTTTCCTAACACAGACAAGATAGTAGCTATTGCAGCACACAACGGATTCCTTATTATCTTTGGTCGTAATAACATTGCTGTCTATGCTAACCCAGTAGATGTGACAACGCTAACCTTAGCAGACTTCATTCCTAATGTGGGCTGTATTGCTAGGGACTCTGTGCAAAGTACTGGTACGGACATCATCTTCTTGTCTGACTCTGGTATCCGTAGTCTTCAAAGGGTTATTCAAGAGAAGTCTCTACCTATGCGGGATATCTCCAAGAATGTACGAGATGAGCTTATGTCTAGTGTGGCTTCTGAGACAGCGGCTAACATCAAGTCTGTCTACTATGACAGGGATGCCTTTTACCTACTCAGCCTGCCTATCACCAAGTCAGTGTACTGTTTTGACATGAGAACTCCTCTGCAGGACGGAGCAGCTAGGGTGACTACTTGGACCAGTATAGAGCCTAAGTCCTTTATAGTGACTAACTCTAAAGATCTATACATTGGCAAGCCCGGATATATTGGTAAGTATTATGGTCACGCAGACAATGGAACTGAGTATCGCTTCAGCTACTATACCAACTACTTTGACTTTGACCAGCCCACCATAGAAAAGATCATGAAGCAGATTGGTTTTGTGGTTATTGGCGGTTCTAATCAGAACGTAGCTGTCAAATGGGGCTTCGATTATAACGAAAATTACTTTGCTTTTACGAAAAAACTTGACACAGCGGTAGTTTACGAGTATAATATAGGTGAATATAATATTGCTGAGTTCTCAGACGGTATTGTATTGGACAAGTTTAAGATACAGGCTGGTGGTACAGGCTCTGTGATGCAGATTGGCCTAGAGGCTGAGATCAATGGCAACCCTATCTCTATTCAGCGGATTGATGTATATATTAAACAAGGAAAACAAGCATGAGTAACTACGTCAAAGCAACAAATTTCGCCGTAAAGGATGGCCTAGCCTCAGGCAACCCTTCTAAAATTATCAAGGGTACAGAGATTGATACCGAGTATAATGCTATCGCCTCTGCTATCTCGTCCAAGGCTGACTTAAACAGTCCTACCTTTACAGGTACTCCAGCGGCTGCTACTGCATCTCCGGGGACTAACACTACGCAGATAGCCACCACAGCCTTTGTAACCACTGCTATTGCCGCTGCTACGGCTGCTCTAGTACCCGCTGGTATGATTATGATCTGGTCTGGCTCAGTAGGCTCTATACCTTCTGGATGGGTGCTCTGTAACGGCTCTAATAGCACTCCAGATCTACGGGATAAGTTTATTATTGGTGCTGGTACTTCTTATGCTGTAGCTGCTACTGGTGGTTCTGCTAATGCCATTGTTGTAAGCCACACCCACACTGCTACAACTGACACTGCTGCAGCACACACCCATGCTGTCCCAACAAACTCTGTAACTGGTCCCGGAAACAACGGTGGTGGTCGATTTGTTAACGGAGATAATGGCGGTGGTAACGTAAATACTACCTCTGGTGGGGCACACTCACACTCAGTTACTGTTAGCACAGAAGGCTCGTCAGGTAACAACGCTAACCTACCACCGTACTATGCCCTTTGCTACATTATGAAGACATGATTAAACATCATTTCTCAGATAACTTGTACGCTAAGGAAGTTGTATTTCCAAAAGGAACACAACTTATTCAACATAAACACAAGTATGATCACCTGTCCATACTTGCTAAAGGTAAAGTAAAGGTTGTAATAGATGATGAAGTTTTTGATATTGAAGCACCACATTGTTTTAATATCAAAGCCGATAAACATCATGGTATCTTAGCATTAGAGGACTGTGTTTGGTATTGCATCCATGCTACCAACGAAACAGATATTAATAACATTGATGAAGTTTTAATTAAGGAGTAGTATTATGCCTTTTGCAATAGCAGGAGCAGCTCTGGTTGGTAGTTATATAACTGGTAAGTCTGCTGAAAAAGCAGCTAGAACAAGTGCGGATGCTCAAACAGCAGCGGCTCAGTTGGCTGCTGAAGAGCAAAGGTTCAGACCAGTAGGAGTATCTACTAGGTTTGGAACTTCTCAGTTTGAGTTTGGGCCTGAAGGAAGATTATCTGGAGCAAGTTACACAGCATCCCCAGAGATACAAGCACTGCAGAATAGGCTATCTGCCCTCTATGGAACAAGCTTAGGACAGGCAGAACAAGCCCAAGCCTTGGGTGCTCCTCTGGGCGCGGCTGGTCAAGGTCTCTTTGGACTGGGCTCTCAGTACTTGGCTACATCTCCTGAAGCTGCTAGACAGCAGTATATGAGTGAGCAACAAGCACTGCTTAGAGCACCTCGGATGGAAGAAGAGCAACGATTAGCTGCTTCTGTCTTTGGTCGTGGTCGCGCTGGTCTTAACATCGGTACTCAAGGACAACCAGAACTAGCTGCTTTGGCAGGTGCTCGTAGACAACAAGACTTAGCGTTGGCTGCAAATGCTGATCAAGCTGCTCAACAACGTATTGGCTTCGGTGCTGGTTTGTTTGGTACAGGTGCTGGTCTCTTCGGGACTCAGTACGGATTACAGACTCAGGCATTGGCTCCGTTCCAGCAACAGTTTGGAGTATCTCAGTTGCTTGAGCAAGCTGCACAACAGCCTCTGGATATCGGTGCTCAGTTGGGTGGTCGTACTGCTACAGCAGGTGCTAATGTTGGTCAGACCTTGCTATCTGGTGGCTTAGGCGCTGCACAGACTCAATTACAGGGTTCCTTAGTTGGTCCGTCATTGATGGCACAGAATATTTCTGGCTTTGGTCAACAGTATTTACAGAACCAACAGCAACAAGCTTTGTTTGATAGATTAACACAGAATCGTAATGTAGGCTACTATGGTTTTGATCCGTTTAGTAATACAAATCCTTACGCAATGCAAAGCCAAGCTGGTCAGTTTGGTACAATGTAATAAAGGAAAATAACATGGCTATTCAATCTTTATTTGGTCCTTCTCCTGAAGAAATTTTGCTTGCAAGGCAGCAACAAGCACAACAACAGTTAGCTGCTCGTAATCAAATGATTGCACAGCAAGGCCAACAGTTTGGTGTGTTTGCTCCTTTGTATCAAGCAGGTCTAAGATTTGGTGATGTAGCTTCTCAAGCTGCTGTGCAGGGTTTGTTTCCAAATCAACGTGATCCAATGCTAGAAAGAGCAGCAAGAATACAAGATGTAATATCCAAGTATGCAGATCAAGACACTACTGATCCTTCAGTGTTAAAGAAAATGTCTGGTGACTTTGCAGCAATGGGTTTAACTCGAGAGGCTCTTACACTTGCTCAAGATGCTAAGAAGGCTGAGACAGAAGCAAAGCGTCTTGGCTTTGAAGAAAAGCGTCTTGGTCTTGAAGAAGAAAGGGTTGGTCTTACTCGGAGACAAGTTCTTCTTGAAGAGGTTAACAAAGACCCATACGGTTCGATTCAGAAAGCTCTTCAGATGGATGAAGATGATCCAACCCGTGCAGTTATTCTTGCCGGAGCTTCTGCGAGGATTGGTGAGAAGAACTTTGATCAGGCTGTTAAACAGGCACAGATAGAAGCATCTAAAGCTACTGCAGCAAAAGCAGCAGGTCCAGAAGTTAGTGAGTCTGTTGTCACTGAAGACGGACTACCATTAACTAAAAAGGGTGGTAAGTATTATAAGATGGATGGTTCAGTATATACAGGCAAGATTAAGAAACTTGCTACTCCGGGGCCTTATGATGCTATTTTGGCTGGCGCTAATGCGGATAGAGCTAAAGCAGGCAAACCAGCTTTAAGTGACGAAGAAGTTCGTAAGTTATTATCTGGAGGACGAACCACTCCTGCAGCAGTAGGTGGGACAACTTGGGATGGTATGTAAAATATGGCCTATAATGTACTTGCTGCTAAAAGAGCTGGTGCTACAGATGAACAGATTGCTCGTATCATTGCTCAAGAACGTGGGCAGAACTATGATGATTTAGTAGCTGCTGGCGCTACTCCTAATCAGATTATTAAGATAGGTAACGAGCAAGGCTTCTCCTTTGGAGAGGCTTTCATGGCTGGCGCTCGTGCCGAAGCTTTGTCAGAGATTGATGGTGTTAAGCAAATCTTTGGTGGAGAACTCAGCGCAGAGCAAGTAGCCCAAGAGAACTTAGCTAGACAGGCTGCTGAAGAGCGTGGCTTTGCTACTGGCTTAGGTCAGTTTGTTGGCGGTTTAATTAACCCTTCTACCCTGCTTCCGGGTTCTTTCCTTCTTAAGGGCGCTAAAGGAGTTGCACTAGCTGGTGCTGCTGGTGGAGGTATTGCTGGTGCTGTTCGTCCAATCTACACTGAAGAAGACTTAGGTAGATTAGGTGGGGCTGCTATAGGCGCTACAGTAGGAGGAGCACTAGGCTTTGGTCTAGGTAAGCTTATTGATCAGTTTGGTCCTAAGATAGCAGATGACATTGTCAACACTGGTCAGTTGTCTCCTGATGGTAAAGAGATTACTACTCCACACTTCAAACTTAAGTTAGATGAGAATGGTAACTGGGCTAGGGAAGAAGTTCCAGTAACTGATGAGCTACTTAAAGCAAGGCAGTTAGCAGAAGAGAACAGAGCTTCTACTATAGAAGGTCTTGAACCAAAGGTAGAAAGCCCTGAAATTACTGCTACCAAGGCTGTAGAGCAAGAGGCCCTGCCTGTCCTGCCACAGTACCTATCAGGAGCTTCTCCAAGGTTTGCTAAGTCTACAGTTGACTTTGAAACCGACATAGATAAAGCTCTTTACATAGTTGGAAACCCTACTACCAAGTCTGCTAGGCATGATGACTACATGGCTTTCTTGCAGCAGGCTCTGAAAACTGATCAAGGTACTATCACCAAGCTAGCTGCCGATGTTCGTAAGGAAGTTATACAGGCTGGGAAGCTGGCTCAGGGTGAAGCAGGCTTGTCTGGTATAGGTCAGATAGATAAGTTTAAGTTTAACTTCTCCAAAGCTGTCGATAATATTTTAAATCCTGCTGATAAATATCTTGACGATTTCTCTAAAAAGGTGTATAATCTAGGGGCTGGTGAAAGAGTTGGTCCTAAAGGCTATCCAGTTCTTACTTTTAAACAGGCTGAAGAAGCTGTGTCAGTTATGCAACGAGCTGACCCAACCTTTATTAAGAGTATGCCAGAGGCTTCAAGGAACGTGGTGGCTTATCGTAAATACCTTGATGATATGAAAGCTTTAAATGGACGTAACTATAAGGCTAAGTCCTTTGAAGATTTTATTAGTAAAGGTATTGACGCAGACGATCAAATTAAAATGATTGAAGCTGGTTACTTTGATGGGTGTAGATAATGTCTAGATGCGACTTACCATTATATAAGAATGTACTTCCTAAAGTACGGGTAACTAATATTACATCTAATCAGATGGATAAGTTACTCAAGATGGATGATAGTAAAAAGAAGTTCTTCATGAACGAGCGTGTATACGCTAATGATGATGAGAAGGATTTGATGGAAGGTATTGCCTATGTGTTCGGCAGGAGAGCCGAGGGCAAGACTAACCTAGGTATTCAGATGGATACCTTTACTAACGAAACCTATCAGAAGGCTCTTAAGTCTGTCAAAAACTCAGAGTATGGTAGCCCAGATGCTCTGGCTGTTGGTCAGGATATACTGCTTAGGGTTGAGAAGGGTACACCTCTGTCAAATGAACAACGAGCACTAGCTCTGCCAGCCTTCTTAAAGCGTTTAGAAGGTCTACCTCTTTTAACCCGTCAGTATGAAAAGGCTTATGCCTCTGGTGACGAAGACATGACAGCTAGGTTTGGTGCAGAGATAGCACAGTCCATCGCTATGTTTGCTGGTATTCGTGGTGACCAGAATGCCTTGTCAGTGGGTTTTAATACCTACAAGTATATGTACAGGCAGATACAAGCTAACGCTAAGATAACAAAACTATTTCAGAACGGTGAATGCTAATGGCTGGTATTACTAAAAGATGTGCTGATTTCTTACTAAACTGGGCCAAGTCTGCTGATGACATAATGACTAATCCAGTCCTGTCTCCGGGTGAGGCTGGGGCTGCCCTGTCTAAGAGCGCAGAAGCTGTCTTAAAGGAGCCTTCCATCAGGGAGAGGATTGGCTCTTACATCCGTAATAGCTACCTATCTGCCCTGTCTACTCAGGTGGTCAACCTAGTGTCCCAGACTGCCCAGCTAGCTCTGGCCCCTGTAGTCAGGGCTGCAGCAGGGAGACCCGGAGAAGCCATAGCCATGCTCAGGGGTGTCTCTGAAGGATTTACAGAGTCGTTCCCCAGATTCATGGCGGGGTTGTCTAAGCGTACCGAAGACTTTGACGGCAACCAACATAAGACATTTGACATAGTTAAGAACAAATACGGGGATGCTATCCTGACATATCCCCAGCGACTGACTGGTGCTCTGGACCAAGCTTTCTCTGCCGTGCTGGAGCGCATGGAGTACCGTGCCATGCTGCACAGGATCGAGAGTAAGTTTCCTGATGAGTACTTTGCCAAGCAGGGAACCACTCGGGAGGCTTTTGTCAAGGAGCTGGATGACATTGCCATGAAGCAAAAGGATGGCAACGCAGCTATGCTTCGATACCTAGAGGGCAGAGACCCAGCTCTTCGCTACCAGCTCGAGAACTTCGCAGCTTTTAACACCTTCCGCACCCCTCTGGGAAAGTCCCTGATTGATCGTGGTGGTCAGCTAGTAGCAGAAGCTAAGAACATAGCACCAGAGTTAAATCTTGTGGTTCCTTTCTTGCGTACTGGTATTAACATCGCCAAGGAAGCTGGTGGCTACCTGCCCGGAGCTGGAATGCTGCGTGTTCGTCAGGCTAAACTAGACATCAAAGACATTAACGAGCAGCTTGCTGCTGTGTCTGCTAGGATTCAAGTAGCAGAGGATAAGCTTTCTAATGCTGTGTTTCCTGCACAGATTGAGAAGGCTCAGGCTAGGTTAGATAAGTTGATTCAGCGTAGAGCTATGCTGGAAGGCGAAAGAACATTTAAGGAAGAAAAGATTCCTGAGTTCTATGCTCAGCAGGCCCTTGGTGCTGGGTTTATGTTTGCTACCTATGGCATGGTACAGCAGGGTTTAGTTACTGGTCACTACTCATCAGACCCTGCAACACGAACCAGCCAGATGGCTTCGGGTATTCCTCCTATGTCCTTTAAGATGGGAGATAGGTGGGTGTCTTATGATCGTATCGAGCCGTTCTCTACTGTCATGGGACTGGTGGTAGATACTATGAATGCTTTTAAAGAAGGTAGGCTCAAGGGTGAAAGCCCCAGCGTAGGCAACATCTTTAAAATAGTAGGCCAAAACTTCTTAGATAAAACCTTTACTGAAGGTCTGGGCAAAGCTATGTTAGCTGTACAGGAACCAGACAGATACCTAGAGTCCTACCTTGTGTCGTTAACCAACCCTGTTGTACCTGCTGTACTCAATCAAATTGCCAGACTTGAAGACCCTATCAGAAGGGAAATCAAAGACCCTGACACTGCTAACTGGGTTTTAAATAACCTGAAGAGCAGGCTTCCGGGGCTAAGAGAGACTCTGCCTGAGCAGGTTAACCTACTAGGCCAAACCCAGCAGATGGGTAGAGGATCTATCCTGACTGGTATTCAGGTAACTCCTGTAGAGCGTGAAGTTACTCAGGCTATCTTTGATAACCCTTACCTGCGTATGGAGCGTATGGATAGGAAAGTCGGTGGCTTAGAGCTTACAGGAGAGCAGTACGCTGACATGGAGAATCGTGCTGGAGATCAGTTAAATCGTGTTGCTGCTAATCTAGCTACTAACCCCGGCTTCCTAGCTTTGTCTCGTCCTATGCAGGCCAGACTGGTTAAAGGAATTGCAGGTCAGATTCGTAAGGCAGAGCGTATGCGTACATTGTCTACTTTGGTTCAAGACCCTGAGAAGCGTTCAGAGTTTGTGCTCAACCTCCTCACTAAGCGAGGACTCCAGCAAGATATCGAAGAATGAGTGAGCCAGTAACACAAGCTGCCAAAGCTGCAGTCTCTGGCATCAGAGAAGCTTTAGCTGTTGGTAAGGAACTAGAGGCTGTTACTAAGGACATTCAAGACCTTGGTAAGTCTGAGATCCAAGCTAGGGATGCCTACCGCCGTAAGCAAAAGAAGAGGCCCTCAGATACCTCTGTCTTCTCTGCTGTCGAGGAGTGGCGAGGAGTATACGAAATCAAGAAGTTACAAGACGAACTAAAGCAGGACATCATAGAGAAGCATGGTCAGGCTGCTTGGGCTGAGGTTGAGGTTATCCAGCAGAGAATCCTTAAGGACAACAAGGATTTGACTGATGAGTTTGGTAGAGATCTACACAAGCTTGCAATGCTCAAGTGGTACTGCTTCATAACTGCTTTCATACTGGTTAGTTTTTTCTATGTACTAGGCTACAAGCCTTAAGGAGTTGCTATGCTGTCCCTAATATCTACACTTGGTGGTCTTCTTATCTCTGGCCTGCCTAGAGTCTTAGACTTCTTTCAGGACAAAAACGACAAGAAACAAGAACTAGACTTGGCTAGGCTGCAGACTGAACGTGAGTTAGCCTTGGCTGAGAGAGGCTTCATAGCCCAGCAGAAGATTGAAGAGATTAGGACAGATCAGGTGGCTATGCAGTCTGAGGCACAGATGACCGTAGCAGCCCTAGATCATGACAAGAGGGTGCTAGACAAGGCTTCCAAGTGGGTGGTTAACTATGTAGGTACAGTACGTCCTACAATCACCTATATCCTTGTACTAGAGCTGGTAGCAATTAACATCTGGATTATGTGGCATATTTTCTCCCTGCCTAACGTACTCAATAACATCGATGACGTGATCAAGTTTGCTGACGTGGTTTTCAGCGAAAGTGAGATGAGTATGTTAGGTGGAATTATAGGCTTCTGGTTCGGAAGTAGAGGCTGGTCTAAGAAGTGAAGGTTAGTAAAGCCTGCATAGAAGGGATTAAGAAAGATGAAGGAGTACGATTTCGTCCCTACCGCTGTCCTGCTCTATTGTGGACTGTTGGCGTTGGGCACGTTATTGATCCTAATCATATAAGGACACCATTCAATGAACGCAAAGGACTTAGTATCCCTGATGGGTGGGATAGAGTTTTGTCAATGGCTGAAGTGGATAGAATCCTCGCAGAAGACTTGGCTACATTCGAG